CCAGAGGTGCCAAAAGCACCAGATTTCAAGGTTTCGACCGTATATTATCAAGTTGAGAACGGACATGACCGTGATGGACTTGGAAATGATGAGAATTATTTCTGGAAAACAGCGAAAGAAACAAAAGCCGGTAATGTTGAAATCAATATTGAACCAGAGTTAGGATAATTGAGTATAAATAAGTTAGATCAACTGTGTTTTAATGCCAATCGAGAGGGCAAGTCAAGGATTTAAAGATGTTAGTATGTCATTTGGGAGAAATCCTATCAATGATGACGTTATTACCATCAAAGATCGTAATGCAATTGCCCGATCGTTGAGAAATATTGTATTTACTAGACCCGGAGAGAAATTTTTTAATCCAAATTTTGGTTCAAGAGTATCAGATTCCCTTTTTGAAAATTTAAGTGGTGCAGTTGCTTTAGCTATTAGGGATGAAATTGATCGTTCAATCACAAATTATGAACCAAGAGTAAAATTACGTAACGTAAAGGTGGTGCCAGATTTTGGTAATAACGAAATGAACGTTACTATTGTCTATAGTATTGTAGGAATTGATTCACCTCCACAAAGATTAGATTTTGCGTTGTTGCCTAACAGATAAATGTCACTCATAAATTTTACAAATCTAGATTTTGATCAAATCAAACAGTCTTTAAAGGATTATTTACAAGATAATTCATCTTTTAAGGACTATGATTTTGAAGGATCAAATCTTTCTACAATTTTAGATGTATTAGCTTACAATACTTACATAACTTCGTACAATGCTAACATGGTATCGAACGAAGTGTTCATTGATTCTGCAACATTACGTGAAAATGTAGTCGCACTTGCAAGAAATATTGGATATTTACCAAGATCGAAGAAATCTTCACGAACAACTATCAATTTTTTCGCTGATGTTTCATCAATTTCACCAAATCCTGCAAATTTAACGTTAAAAGCAGGCCCTGTAGCGAGTAGTGCTGGAAGATTTGGTGGACAATCCTTTATTTTTAGCATACCAGAGGATAAAACAGTCCCTGTTATTGATGGTGAAGCAACATTTAGAGATTTAGAAATATTTGAAGGAAGTTTTTTAACACAAAGATTTGTTTATTCTTCAAGAAATCCAAATAGTAAGATAATTTTGCCTAATTCTGGTATTGACTTAGATACTTTAGTTGTAAAAGTAAGACCATCTGTTAATTCTTCAATACTTATTAAGTACGAAAAGCATGATAATCTTTTTGATAAAGATACTGGCAACGTTATCAATGGCGATTCTAATGTTTACTTTGTTCAAGAGGCACCTAGTGAACAGTATGAGTTAATTTTTGGTGATGGTATCTTTGGAAGAGCACTTGAAGATGGTAACGTTATTGATGTAAGTTTTATAGCAACATCTGGATCAGAAGCTAATGGTGTTAATTCATTTAAATTTAGTGGAAATTTACAATATACAAGAAACGCTGTAAATATAAATGTGACAAGTGGTATATCTTTAGTAATTCCAAATTTATCATCTAGTGGTGGAGAAAATATTGAGTCAATTGAGTCTATTAGAAAGTTTGCACCCCAAATTTATGCAACTCAAAATCGAGCGTTGAGTGCAAATGACTTTGAGGTGTTGATTCCTAACAAAATATATCCAGAAACAGAATCAATTTCAGTTTTTGGTGGTGAAGATTTGGTACCACCGCAATTTGGAAAAGTTTTTATAAGCATAAAACCAAGAAATGGTGATTTTGTTCCTAATTTAATCAAACAAAATATAAAAAGAGATCTAAAAAAATATTCTGTAGCTGGAATAGTGCCAGAAATATTGGATTTAAAATATTTGTTTATCGAAACAAACACAAAAGTTTATTATAATACAAATTTAGCATCTAGTGCTTCTTTTGTCGGAACAAAAGTTCAAAAAAATATTACTCGATATTCTGAATCAACAGATTTAAATAGATATGGAGCAAGATTTAAGTATAGTAAATTTTTAAAAATTATTGATCAAAGTCATGAATCGGTTACATCAAATATTACAACAATTGAAATGAGAAGAGACCTAAGATTAGGAATATCTGAAACAGCTGAATATTCGATTGATTTCGGAAACCAGTTTCATATTAGTTCAATGAGTGGTTTTAATATCCGAACATCCGCTTTTCGAGTTTCAAATATAAACACTGATGTTTTTTTATATGATGTACCAAATAGTGATGGAAAGAAAGGACAAATAGGTTTATTTTCTTTAAATGCTGGAACATCAACTCCGATAATACAAAGAAGAAATATCGGAGCGATAAATTATGAGTCAGGACGTATCACTTTAGATCCAATAAATATTGTATCAGGTAAAACAAAAGATAATGTTCAAATTATGGAGATTTCTGTCGCACCAGAGTCAAATGATGTTATTGGATTACAGGATCTTTATTTGCAACTAGATAGTAGCATAGTTGATACAGTTGTTGATGAAATATCATCAGGTATTGACCCTTCAGGTTCAAATTACACAGTTACCACAAGTTATTCTAATAGAAACATCATAAGATAAGATGTCAGAAAAGAGAGTAAAACTAAATCAAATAGTTAAAAGTCAATTGCCGGCTTATGTACAGGAGGAATTTCCTCTTATCGGTCAATTTTTAACAAATTATTACATTGGGCAGGAATATCAAGGTGGCCCTATTGATTTAATAAACAATATTGATAATTATATTAAATTAAGTGAATGTGGCAATATAACCAAATCTACGAATACAACAAAATTTGCTGGTTTTTCAACATCTACAATATTTGTATCAAATACAGATGGATTTCCAGATAATTATGGATTGATAAAAATTAATGATGAGGTAATAACATATGAGAACAAAACAAATATAAGTTTTGTAAATTGTAAGAGAGGATTTAGTGGTATTACATCATTTTCAAATCCAGCTGATCCAGAAAATCTTATTTTTAATAAAACATCATCTGAAGATCATGATAAAAACTCCACTGTTGAAAATTTAAGTGTTTTATTTCTTGATGAATTTCTAAAAAAAGCAAAAAATCAATTTTTGTATGGATTTCAAAAAGATTTGGATCCAAAACTCAATCAATCTTTATTTTTAAAACAATCAAAAGATTTTTATTCAACAAGGGGAACCGATGAGTCGTTTAAAATATTATTTGGTGCATTATATGGAGAAAATGTTGAAGTTGTTCGACCAATTGAAAATGTTATATCACCATCAAATGCAAATTATCGAATTACAAAAGATTTAGTAGTTGAACTTATTGAGGGTGATCCTGATGACTTAGTAAATAGAACATTATTCCAAGATGAGTTTGAAAATATATCAAAAGCATATGCACCAGTGGCAGCTGTTGAAAAAATATCGGTTGGAATACTTACAAACACTTATTATAAGGTTAGTTTAGATGGATCTGACACCTCTGGAGATGCCTCTACTAATTTAATCTATGGAAATTTTTCTCAACACGCAAAAACAAAAGTTATAGGAGAAATTGGAATAGGTCAAACTTTTATAGATGTTGATTCAACTTTAGGATTTCCAAACTCAGGAACTTTAACATATATTGATGAAGATGGGACAACTGGAGTATGTGAATACTCTGAAAAAACAATAAACCAATTTTTAGGAATTAGCACTACAGGAATAGCTGTAACAATTTCCGATAATACTTTTGTTGATCAAAATACATTTGCGTATGCAGCTGATGATAATTCAATTAATGGTGTTAAGATAAAAATTAGATCAGTTTTAAAAGATATTCAAATTCCAACAAATACTTACTATCAAAAGAAAGGATCAAAAATAAAAATAAAATCTTTAGGTAAAGTAAGTTCAAATTTTAAAGAAAATAATTGGTTATTCAATACAGCTCAAAGTTACGTTGTAAAATCTCTTGAAATTGTAGACTCAGTAAACAATACATTTAAACTTGTCACACAAGATGTTAATATTTTAAGGATTGGTGATAAAGTAACAACTCATGAAACATTTGCTTCAGGATCTCAATGGGGTGATAAAATTACATCAAGTTTTGATCCGGTATCTAACAAAGAATATATTGTTACTGATGTTTTTGATGAAAACACTTGTTTAATAACTGGTACAGGAATATCTGATCCTAAAAAAGTAACAAAAGTAACAAGAAGATTATCAAAAATAGATTCTGATATTCATCCGAATCTTAATAAGTTTGCAGCAAACGTCCAAAATGTATATTTGACACCAGATATAGGAACTGTAAAAGGTGTTCCATATTATGGGCCATTTCATGTTCATAAAGGTAAAAAAATGGTTGGTGCAAAACACGTACCATTTCCACATGAGTTTATTATACCTGATGAAAATTCAAATAAAGTTATTGTAGCCTCTTCATCATTACCATTTTCTGGTTTAACAAAATTAAATCCAAAGTTTCAAAAATTCACGTTTAGTGGCACATATAACAAAAATGATGAACAAATAAAAATTACTGATCAAGTTGATCATAATTACTTCACAGGTGATGCTGTTTACTATACTCCCGAAAAAACACAACTTAAAACAACACTACCTGACGGAACAATAATAGTTCAAGAATTTATAGCAAGTCAAATATTTGATGAAGGATTGTATTTTGTAAAAAGAATTGATGGTAATAATTTAAAATTTGCAAGAAGTCAATCAGATATAAACAGTAACATTTTTGTCAAAGTAAAAACACCTGATGGTGTGGATGATGTTACAATTACATCAAATGACATTGAAAAATTTGAATTTAACAATAAATTAATTGAACCTCAAAAACTGTTTAGAGAAATTGCAACACCAATAAATGACGGACATAATTATAAAACAACTCCCGGATACACAGGCATATTAATAGACGGAGTTGAAATATTAAATTACAAATCAAAAAATATAGTATATCATGGCACACTTGATGATATTAATGTGTTAGATGGTGGTAATAATTTTGATGTAATAAATCCACCAGTATTATCAATTACTGATAATGTCGGTTCTGGAGCCACAGGAACATGTGCAGTCAAAGGTTCATTTAAAGAGATAAGAATATTAGATTCTGGATTTGATTACATTGAACAACCAATTATTAAAATAACAGGAGGAAACGGAGTTAATGCAAATGCTGTTGCTAAATTAAACTCTATTCCCCATGAATCAGTATTTAACGCTAATGGTGTAGGATTAGGCACTGTAAACATTGGATCTGTTTCAAGTAGTAGTGCAGGTGTAAATACATCATCAATAGGATTTACTAC